CAGACATTTTCATAAGCTGTTCTGGTATTGTCAATTTCTGTACTGCATTGTTCAAGCGTTCCGTTGTAGTCCTCAACGGCATCAGTATTGCTTTTAATTACATTTGTAAACGAAGCTACTCCTGCAACTACACCTGCTATACCAACAGCAATCATAGCTCCTTTTACCAGAGGATTCGCTTGTAAAACAGCGGTAAAGGTTTTAGTTGCCGCCGAAGCCACCTTAGAAGCTACGCTGTATCCGGTCAAAGCTACAGTGCCTATTCCTAAAGTAACACTTACCCCTGTAATTGCCGCTGTCACGCCCGGATGTTCATCGGTAAATTCCGAGAACCCGTCTACAACATCAGCAACACCGTTATACAAATCTGAAATAACCGGATTCAGCTTCGAACCTATTGTAATACCAAGATTGCCGAAAGCGTTCTGCATTCTCTTCTGAGCGTGTTCCGTGGTATTGGTCATAGTCATGTACGCTTTTTCAGTCGCTCCGGCTGAATCCTGCATTTTGCCCAGAGTGCTGTTAAACTCTGCCGCTCCTGCATTAAACAAAGCCAACGCACCGATTCCGGCTTCCTGACTTCCCCAAAGGTTATTAAATGCCGTGGTATCACCGTTTACGCTGTCTCCGATTACAGTCAGTACATCACCCAGTGAATAACCGCTTTCTGTAAGCTGTGCAAAAGACTGTCCTGTTTGTTCCTGTAAAACTCCGGCAACTGCACTTCCTGTATCACCGAGTTCATTCAGCATGGATTTTAAATATGTCGTTGACTCTGCCGTGGCAATACCGTTTTTTGTGAGAATCGCATAACCCGTAGAAAGATTATCCATTTCAACATTATACGCCGCTGCAAGAGGAATAACACGTCCCATGTTCTGAGCAAGTTCATCAACGGTTGTCTTACCTAGATTCTGAGTTGTTATCAGCATATCTGACACTTGTGTCGCTTCTGATACGGCTAACCCATAAGCGTTTATAGCCGTTGTCAGTACGTCCGCCGCTGTTGCCTGTTGAGTAAAACCGCCCACAGCAAGCTTATTGGCTTCATCAACGAACTTAACGGCATAGGCAGTATCGACACTGGCTGAAATTGCCTGATATGTGGCTTCTGTTAAATCGCCTGCACCTTGTCCGGTTGAACGTGAAAGAGCCATAATATATGATTCTATAGTACTCAAGGAAACCTGACTTGTATCGGCAATTGTTGAAACCTTTGCAATACTTGCCTCAAACTGTGCTGCTGAATTACTGCAATCAAGAAACGCTTCACCGATTTTTTTAAGCCCCATGACTATTCCTGCACCGGCAATAATGGATTCCAGTTCAGAAATAGCGTTACCGCCCTTATCTCCCAGTTTTTCACTGTCATCAGCCGCCTTTATCATGGCGGCACCGTACTCCTTAGCCTCCTGTTCGGATTTATTGAGAGAGTCGGCTACTTTTTGCTCAGCAGAAGCAGTTTTGTTTGCAGAGTTATATAATTGTTCGTCTGCTTGTGCAGCTTCTTCCAAAGCAGCGGCATTTTTTTTAGCTGCGGCAGTGTCAGATTCTAAATTCTGTGCCTTCTTTTCAGCTCGCTTAGCAGCTTCTTCCTTAGCCTTAGCAAAACGTCTTGCTTGTTCGGTTCGTTCGGCAAGAACCTTTGTATCTTCTTTTGAAGCTTCGGTATTTTCCCGTACTGTCAAAAGCTCCGATTTAAGATTTTCATGCAACTCTTTTGCCACTTGCGCAGCTTGTCTTTTGGCATCTGCGTCTTTATGTGCTTCTATCGCTGCCAGTCTTAACTTTTCAGCTTCATTAGAAAATTCTTTAGCAAGAGCTCTTGTAGCGGATATATTACCCGAAGTGCTGGCTTCAAGCTTCGCAAAAGAGGTTGCCGTCGATGTTGCGGTTTTAGCAGTACGATTCATGGAAGAATCAGAATTTTCCAACGCATCAGCAGCTTTTTGTTCAGATTGTGCCGCCTTATTTACCGAATCGACAAGCTTATCTTCCGCCTGAGCCGCCTGAACAGCCGCCTGAGCATTATTATCCAAATTAATATATGCTTGTTCGGCAGCATCCGCTTCTTCACGCAATCCGGCAGCGATTTGTTCTGAGGTCTCAGCCCTTTGACGTGCAATTTCTACGCTTTGGCTCATAGATTCAGAAGCTTTTTCTTCAGCCGTACTCTGATTTAAAAGTTCTTCATAATGCTTTCTGTCAGCTTCTGCCGCACGTTCGGCTTCATCTGCTTTCAGCTGCAATGACTGTGCATTTTTTCTCAATGTCTCGGATTCTCCGTCTATTGCAGCGGAAACCTGTTCTGACTGTGATACAATACCCGACATTTCGCCGGAAATCTTTGATATTGAGGCGGAGGCTTCCGAAAACATTTTTGCCGACTGCCCAACAGAGGAGTTTACGCCGAGAAAACCGTCTTCAAGACCGGCAACAACCTTTTCTCCGATTTGACCTATGCTTGTTAATATAGGACTTATCCCGTCTGTTGCCTTAAATACGGCATTCATTACATATGACATTACAGCCTCACCCCGCATTTAAGCATAGCAAGCAAAATTTGTGTATCTATCCTGCAAGGGTCGTTTAACTCGCACAATTCGGATGCAATGTAGAAGAGTTTTGTGTGTTTAGGCATTTTCTCAAACTCTTCCATACGCAGTCCGTGGCGCTGCCATAAGACATGTGCCCAGTATTCAAACGATCCCTTGCAGGTTATTAGTTTTTTGCTTCTTTAACTTCGTCTGAATCTTCGTCCTTTTTTATAAGTCCAAGCACTGACATAACGGAATTAAATACCTGACTGTATTCTCCCGGTCTGTGAAATACTTTAAGAGGCATTTCACTGATATCATAGCAGTGATAGAAGTCCATTAGCTCCTTAGACTTTAAATCAGGATAAACCAATGCTTCAGCGACGATATGTCTCATTGCTCTGTTGATATCATTTTCTGTCTGGAATACTACTTCACCGTTCGATAGATAAGGATTTCCTGAATTATCCAGAGCAATAGAACGCTTGCGGTAATTGTCCTGAATTTTTCTTATCTTGTCATTGGAAATTGTTTTAATTTCAAGTTCAAGACGGTTTCCGTTTTCGTCAACGAAACTTTCCGGTGCAGGAGCGTTTACGATTTCTTCCTTCTGTTCTCTCATGAAATAGCTTAAATTCTTTGTCATTTTTATGACCTCCATAATATTATAATAATTTTTTGCGGAGCAGTTTTACGTCTTGACCGCTTTCGGACATAAAAACAAGACGTATAATACGTCTTAAATCACATCTTTAGCATTAAAAGAAATAGCGTCCTCTCTTACTCCTCCGGCAGTATCCAGAGCCATAAGAGGAATGTCACCTGTAAATACGCAGCCTACTGCGGTAACAGTATCAGAACCGTACATCTGATAATAATCAGAGCCTTTATCGTCCATTACGCCCTGTATTGTGCATTCAGGCGTTATTCCGTCTTTCTGATATTTCTGAACTATCTCCTTATACCATGGAGTTGATATTCTTCTTGTGATAGTTCCCGTAATTGTATATCCCATCCAGCGCGAGCTTGGGGAACGTTCTCCCAATACCTTTCCGGTATACACATCAGGTGTAAATTTCAATTCAAACTTAACACCGTCAAGTATCTGCACACCGTCTACAAAAACCTTTCCCTCGCTGAGCGCTATTGGGTTATCGTTGTATCTTTCCATAATTTAAACCTCCTTATCTGGTCTTTACTGTAAAATATAACTTTTCTGCACTGTCTACAGGCTGAATTCCTACATTGAAATAAGTACTATCTCCCTTGCTTTCGCCCCTGACTACTGCAAAATCAGAATCATAGTCAACATTCCGGATAGCTCCTGCGTCAAAGAATTGCTTTAAAATACTTCTTCCCATACCGTCCATAATATCCCAGCCGTTTTCATTGTTGCTGTATTTATTAGGCGGGAAATTCAATCTAATAGATTCTGCAAAGCTGTCAAATACTCTCAGAACCCTGTTCTTGCTGTAGGATTTGTCTTTTCTGTCTGTAAACGATGTAAGACTGTTTATGTCATACTCAACTACAACATCTCCATTTTCGGAATATGAGAAGAAAAACTCGCCGTTCTGGATTGCCGCAACTGCCTGTTCATGGGTTTTAGCTCCTGCAACACTTTCCGCACCCACATAGATTTTATATGTGTTGCTCTGAATGTTTGAAGCGGAAGCGTCCGCACCTGCGACCCACGCTGTGGCTTGTGCATTACTAAGCGTAACGCCGTTTATTACAACGGAATTTGTAACGTTAATAATACCCTCATAGTCGGCTTTGTAATCGGGAACAACAGCCTTGACGCCTCTTCCTACATTTTCCCTCAGATACTTTATCTTTGTAACACACGCCGCAAGCAATGATTCTTCCGTTACAGGAAAAGCAAGGGTATTAAAATTAACGCTTTCCATATCGTCAAGAAACGCTGCAATGTCAGAATTTGCAGCCGTACCGTCCGTACCGCCTGTAAGCGAAATCCCTGCTGCTGATTCAAGAGAAGTACCCTCCGAGGCTGTAAATGTTATGTACTTACTGTCGGCCAAAGCCGAAACATCTGTAACACCCTCAAACGCTTCAACAGTTGAACCGTCAAGATAAATGGAAACGTCAAATCCGGCAACGGGATTCGCCGCAACAGAATAACTGAGAGCATTACCCCTTGAGCCACCGTATTTTGCAGTTGCTGACAAGCCTCCGCCTGTACCTGCTGCTTTAGTTCCTGCCTTGGCAATGTATACAATTACCGTACTTGCATTTTTAAATGCCTCACGGATAAGCAGCATTGACGGATCATCGTCATATACGCTGTAACCAAGCTTGTCAATTGCCGAATCCACCGATTCATTTGAAATAGTTATAAATTCCTTTTCCGGACCGTATGAATGATTGATCAGTGGGATCAGAACCGTTCCTCTGTCGGAAGAACCCAGCGTACTTTGATTTGAAGCCTCAAAATTAATGTAAGTACCCGGTCTTACTTTTCCTACAGACTTATCGAATGTTCCTCCTGCCATAATTATTTAACCTCCTTGTTCTGCCAATTAGAAATAATTTTCTTCATTTCCGAGACAGTGAATTCACCGCTCAGACCGTATGTCACACCGTCAAAGGTGCTTTGAGTTACACCGAAAAGCTTAAGACTGTTTTCCCTCAGCTTTTCAATTGTAAACTTAGGCGCAGGAGATGCCTGAACCTCCCGCTTTATATCTTCATTTTTGGTTTTCATATTTTTCCTCCGTTCAAGTAAAAGTTTTGTATTAACTGCGCTTCTTCGCAATTGTACGGTCTTCTGCTTACCCAGCCGACCTGCATCTGATATGCGCATTCATCTGATTTTTTTAGCTGAACATCCTGAATTCTTATATATTGCCCTGTGGTTTTTCCGTTAATGTCAATCGCAGGGATAAGCTTACGAGCAGCGTTGATACTGTGAAACACAGGCAGTGCAAGCTCATAGGCAAGTTCAGTACTGCTGTGAAAGAAATTCACAAATATATTGTAATCCGCTCCATATGTACTGAAAGTATCGGGTTCAAAAGTGATTTCCGGAGACGGAAAATACACTGACGGAACAACAAAGTTTTCAGGCATGTTATGATAATACGGCACAGGATTTCCGGCAGAATCCAGAATAAATTTAATTATACTTGCAACCTCTTTTTCAAGCATAAACCCTCCTTAGTGCGTGACCGCACCGGACAAATCGAATTTTATTTTACGGAATCCGTTTTTTATTGGCACGGCCATATATTTTCAAAAGTAATTATCCATCCATTGCTGAACCTTTGCTTCAAGAAGTCCGGGTATCATTTTTTCCATGATTTTTATTCCGCTTTCCCAGAAATGTCTCCCCTCGACCCATTTTTGCTTTAACATCATACCGCTTTTAGCAGATGGATCGTATTCAAAAGATGTTATTTTTCCTACCGCATTAGTTGTAACTTTTCCAGGAACAAATCTCATAGCTTCTCCTTTGCCGCAAGTCCAATGACCGTCATTAACAAATTTTGCATATTCAACATTTGTACCCACTTCAACAGTCAAGTCTCCTTCGGAAAGCTCTGAATTTCCGTTATCTCCAATATGAAAACTGCTCAGCAAAAGCCTTGTATCTATAACCTTAAGCCGAATTATTTCATCTTGAATGACTCTTAGGAATTCAAGTCCCAGTCCCTGAACAAATACCGAAAGCGCCTTTTTAAAGTCACTGTTTCCGGCTGAATTACATTTACCGAAAAACTGTTTCATGTCATCTGATTCAAACATTTATTTAAGCGCCTCCTGTTCCTTTGTACGCTTGATATATACAAAAATGTGATGACCACGGATATTTCTAGGTCTTTCAGCGGTGTATTCAAGTCCTGTTTCACAATCAACTACCTTGTCATTAATTCGTATATCCGTACCGATGGGCAATGTAAGCTTTATCCTTTCAGTTAATATATTCTGCGGATTTTTCTGTTCAACAGACGAATCCAGAGACTCTACCCCGAAATGGCATATAACATTTTTTAGATCGGGGACGTCTCCGTAATCAAAAGAAACGGTATCAGACAGACCATAGCCTACAGTACTTTTAAACTTTTTCAAGTGATAGATATCGCACTTATGGTCCAGAAAATTACCCAATGACATAAATTTCCTCCTCTTCAAATTTTTTCTTTAATGCTGTATTTACTTACCTGTCGAGTTTTATGAAAAATATACCAGTTGACTAAATTCGAATTAAAAGTTTTTTGCTTACTT